AAGATGCCGGTCGAGACCCTGAGCATAAGAAGTATCCGGACAAACATCCATAATACCAATAATGTATCCATGCTCTTCGGCACGGTAATAAAATTTGTTACCACCACCAACAGAAATACCATGTCCGGCCATTTGACCGACAGGAGTGATAATAGAACCAGAATCAGAATCAGTTTGAGCGGTGGAAAGCACTTCCGAAATAATCATATTTTGAAAGGAAGCGCCTATATATTCGGGCCGTTGCAAACGTGCATCAGAAGAGCGAACGCCAAAATGAGCAAGAATATTCTCAACATACCTCGTGCCAGCGCGAGCATTCCTTTCAAGCCACTCTTGCAACCTAAAAGCACGGCGAACAGTATTAATATCAACAGCATCTTCTTGTACATCAACTGAAAGGGTTAACAATGGATTGTATATAGCAGGAGTACCACCAACTTCAAGAACACCAGCATCACCAGTAACCGCACCAGTTAGACCAGCACCGGTTGCAGCATCAACCAAATTACCCGGAGTACCTGTTACCGTAGTATCAACGGGAATATTCTGATCTTGTGTAAGTGGAAGTTGAACAGCGTCACCTTTCTGAGCAAACGGAAGAGCAGAAGTAAAATAGTCATGTTTCCAAGCCCGGCGATGTGGTTGAGCATCAATAACATTATCAAACTCATAAGTGTTTGCATCGTTACTACCATTCAATAAAGGAACAAAAATTTTGTCCTGAAGATTTTGATCGCGATAGTATTCATCCCAAATAAGACGAAGCGCGGCAATAGGAATAGGTGAAACAAGTTGGTCAATCGCAGCCGATTGCCCAGCAGGATAACCAAGATAATCCCAATTCGATCCAACAATAAAACCATTACCTTCGGCGACCTCAATAAACGGCGCCTCAACCTCTAAATCGCGAGTTATCCATTTATCAAACTGTGGCCATACAATACGATTAGGCACAAAAAAGTAGCGCGTTGTAACCTTGATCTTGTGCATAACCGGAGCAACCAAAGGAGTAAACCGAAGCATGTTTTCCACTGAAATTTCAAACTTATCACCCGGAAGAACCTCTAAACAACAAGTGGGAACTAACTCACCCATGTCGAAGGTCAATTTCACATCATGCGAAAGATCGAAAGAAGACTGTTTTGGTTTAGAAAATAAGACAGAATTAAAAATATTATTCTTCATAATTAATAAAGTTTAAAGGCGGATTCCGCCACGTGATACGCTATAAAAGCGCGATGATTTGTTACGGCGACGACCGCCACGACCACGACGAAAGGATTTACGATAACGCATAATTTATAAATTTAAAGTGAAAAAATCAAAAAGAAGGCCAGCGCGGATTAAATTGTCTTTGAGGGATTTTACCCTTAATACCTTCAAGTAAATCAGACTTACCATTAAGCAAAGACTCCAATAATTTGGCACCGAAACGAATGGCCAAGGGGTCTTGCCAAGTCATACCATTTTTCCGCATATCTATATCCATCTGCTTTAAAATACCCTCCTTACGGAGAATATCTATATTAGCAATTATCCGATCCCGTTCAGCAGGCTTATATTTGGTACGATCATACACCATTGTCTTAATGCGTTCCGCAGCTTCCGAAAGTGACGAAGCATTTTGAGCAGCTTCCCGAAAGTCACGACGAAGAGAAAGATCGGTGGACGTAGACAATTGGCGAACGTGTTCCCGACGAGCATCGGCAGAAACATTACGCATCTCAGACTCAAAATCCAAATCGAAACGACCTCTTTCAGTTTGAGTTTGAAGATTACCAATTTGAGCCGAGCGCAATAAAGCATCCTGTTCGAGTACCGTATTTTGAACGCGCATATTATCAACCTGAGCCTGTTTTATATCCAGATCATACATAGCAGTAAGAGCAGAAAGCGCATTAGGTATAGCGTTACCATACTCGGGATTGCGAAGGTTAACGGGTTGAACGTCAGGCGTAGAAATGGGACTGGCATTACCGGCATTACCCTGACCATATATTAAATTAGGATTAAGACCCGCCTCTTGAAAACGAGCCATTTGCGCCTGCGGGGAATTGTATTCATTTTGCATATTCCAAAACTCTATATTATCGCCTTGTTGTCTTTCGTACATCTGCTCAGACCATTTACGATTGCGACGATTAAGATTGGAGGTAGCGATAGAGTTAGAAGCAGAAGAAATAACACTAGCAAGAGCGGCAGCATTAGCAGAATTATCAGGCATGAGTTAAATTTTTTCATAACGAGTTACAAGATACCCAATAGCGGGAGAATACAGTTCGGGATCAACATACATATGAACAATAAAACCTTTGTTCACAAGATATTCTGCATAAGTAGCAGCAGTAGCAAAAGTAATAAAACGCATTTCATCCAGAACCTTAAACTTAAGTACAACATTTTTAGGCTTCGCCATACATTAAAGATTTAAAAAGTAAAGAAATAATGTTCCACGTGGAACATTAGAAATACATACTGTATTAGGGAAGGAACTCCGTTCCTATCGACACTAACACCCGCCATTCAATGAACTTGCTTTGTAATTACCTCACAAAGATAAACGTTCGGTGTATACTATGCAAGAAAATAAATGTCGGGTAATAGCATTAGTGTCAATTAGCATTTATACATCAAGAAGATAAATGCTGCGAACATAAGTTCGCTGTTTTGCTTCGCAAAAGGCGCGCGTCCGATCAGATACGCTGCCTACGGCAGCATCATTACGGCACTCGCGTCACTGGGGGGCAACCCCCCAGACCCCTATCTGCTAAAGCAGAGGATAGAAAAGGTCCGAAAAGGACCTTTTCTATCTCAGAACTATTACTCGTTACTCGTTACTCGTTAGACTCGGAAGGAGGTGGCGCAGGAACATCCGAAGGAGCGGGAGACGGCTTACGCATACGCTCAAAATCTTTACGAGATTGCGCAATATTACGGGCCATATCAATACGTTCAAGTTCAGTCATATTCTCAACCGGAGGAATATCCTCGGAATACTCAGAACGGAATACCTCAACATCTTGACCACGGACATACCGCTCAACCAATTGCTTCATAGTAAGCATAACAGAAGGAACAGTACGTGAAGGTTTCTTAAACTTTTGGCCAACTTTAGCGAATAGACGATAATGGTTAAATTGATGAACTATCTGGTTCATAATGTACGTTTTTGACGTGAATAAAAAAGTTTGTGACGTTGCAATTTTTCGGAATCTTTAGCCTGTTCGTATGTATACTGCTGATTATCGGAATATTCGATAGCATGTTGTATACGCTCACGATTTTCCTGATCAAGAATAGAC